TTTCAACCTCTACTTTTCTTGGGGCTTTGAGTAAAATCAAGGGCATTCAGGTGAGCAAGTTGGAGTCGTTGAGCCAAGAAGCCGCTACCCTTTAGGGTAACGGTAGTTCACCTATCGCTTCGCTAGGAAGTAGTGGTTTCTGGCTCGCAATCAATGAATATCACTCTGGCAAGTAGATGATAACCATTTCGACATTTCCACCGTTAATCCCCACAGCGGCATTACATTCTTTGGTCTTACTCAATATTTCAGCCACAGACTCGTAAGAGTGATTAAGTTCACGATGACCATTAAGTTTGGTCACAATGATCTCGGACTTATTGGTGATTTTAACATTGTGGCAAAACCGGTCCGTGCAAACCATCAACATTAACCCATCGGCATCCAAGCGATGTGCGGTAATGTGTCCTATTACCGTACTGTTAACGTTCAACTTATCTGACTGAGCCGGAACGGGCTGGTTCATCATTTGACCGGCGGGTGGATTCCCCCGCCAGACCAAACAACTCATCATTATAGTCGCACCTATAATAAATAAAAAGATCGAAACGACAATAGCCATCTGACGATTAAACATTGGCATTCTCCGCAGCTACAAGGCAACCACGGGCTACACTGTACAGCGGGTCGGCAGGGCGGATAACCTTACCGATATTAATCGGTAATTCGGCTTCCCGCAACACCGTCTCAAATAACCTGTCGAAGCCCGGAGGACTCGACGTGCCACCGGCAATTACCACGTCAACAGCTTCAGCGGTGTGTCCCTTCTTACTCTCTTCCAGTCCCTTCTTGATACCGGCGACCGTCTTCTCGATCATAAGCTTGTACTGGGTGCCGATAGCCCGTTCGGTGTTGTTCGTCGGCTCTTTACCCAGGTCAATCTTCGTTTTCTCTTTGTTGACAAACGCCACACTCTCGCCGAGAGCCTTGGCGGCCTGCTTGTCAATCCAGTCTCCCGAATTGACCAGCGAGAACTGGAACACCGGGGCAGCGAAAATTGAGTAACACAGGTTAACCATACCGGCACCGAAACTGATACCAATCCCCGTGAACGCCTTGTTGGCCAATTCGGCGTAGATCAAAGCGAGGGCTTCGTTAATCGGGTGTGCGTTGACGATGAACCCGTCCTTCGATTTATAAGCCTTGAAAATGGCGTCAAGAATCTTGCGGTGATAGTCTGCGTCCGTCTCGGTATTTACGGCGTTAGCCGGAACGGAATAGTACAGAGTCGTCTTGTCTTCCGAAATGTCACCAATCAGGCTATGAGCCATAATATTCAAGATTTGAAAGGCGTCACGTTCTTTCGGGTTGACACAGCCGTCCTTCATCGGGCGACGAAGCTCGATCTGCGGCATCGTATAAGCCATCTCGACAGCAGCCTCACCGATGGCGTAGGCAACGTTGACATCTTCCCGAAGGATTAGTGGCACGCCTGCCTTCTTCATCATGTTGTAAACGAACTTGTTTTCGAGAGGCATTTCCAAGAAGGCGTTTACCTCCCGGCGGTAAAGGAATTCCCCTTTATCGTTACGGCGGCAGCAGACCAAGTTGTAAGTCCCAGCGTCAAACCCTACTGGCATAATCATTCTCCTTTAATGTGAACTACCCCGCCGCTAAAGACAGCGGAGCTTCCGACACAACTAATAACCCATCTCTGATGGGACTTATATCGGGGCAGTCGGTTATCCCTCTCGTTCCGAAAGTTCTGATTCTAAAACCTTCATTGTATATATTGACACTAGCATTTTCATCACGATTATGTGAAGTCCAGCAAATCCACACCGACAGTTTTTCTAGACTTAAGCAAACAAGAAATTTCCTTCTCAACAGTAATTATTGTCCTGCCTTGTTCTTCCCGACAGCAGCAAATCTAATCTTACCTTCTAACTCTCGGTGTTGAACAATTGAGATACCTTCTAAAAAATTAGGTATTATCATATTGCCTTCAATCAGTCTTACATTTTGCATTACCTTGAATGATTGTTTGCCGTGTTTGGACTTATATCGAGGAAAACCTTTTTTGCCCTTGACTTTCTGTTTGCATTTACGAAAAAAATTATCATATCCATTTTGTAATTATTTGATTACGTATTGTAAGGATTGGCTTCCCACTTCGTTGAGCCAAGGCAAGTCTTTCTTGAGTTTTGGTATTTCTATTGCATTGTCGTAATAATTTTATGTTTATTTGTATACAGCGATTCTTTGAGCGAGGAAATGATTATAAAGGTAGCGAATACAACCGAAGTGCTTGTTCAATAGCACTTGTTATCTTGGTGTTGGGTTCAATCTGTATTTGTAGAAATACAGGTGTTTTACTTATTGCCTCGTTTGGCATAATCCCGGATGAAGTCTCTTAGCGTATCAGACATTGTTTTGTAATTTTCATCACAGAGTTGCTTGAATTTCTCAAACAATTTTTCAGGAACTCTGACTGACAACACCTTTTCTGCTTTGTTTTTCTTGGTCATACACATTTCATAGTAATGCAGAAAGAAATCTCATCGAAAAATTATCTGTTTTTTTGTATCTTTTAATTAGACGAATGGAAGCCAAATTAGCTTCGGTTTTTAGGTAATTTTTATTATGGCGGCTCTCATCCTACTACCTTAAATAGGTTAGCCCTGTTTTTTCGTTCGCTTTGCTCGCTTCCTACACGGGGCTAACTTTTCTCATTCAGAGAAAAGTAGTGGTTTTCTCACCGCTTATGGATAAGTATTACTTTAATATCAATTGACTGTCAATAGTATTACTTAAAATTCACTAAATTATTGATGCCGATCACTTTCACTCTACTTGTTTACCAAAGTCCAGCTTCATACCCGAAACAAAATCGGGAATAGTCAGTTCAACATCGTCGTCTTCTTGAATTGGCCGAGATTTCGAAGGCTTCTCGCTCTGAGCCTGAAGGGACGCACCGATCTCGCCGTTTGCTGTTAAATTGATATTCAACTCCAAAGTGATCGTCAGGTGGCACTCGCCGTCCTGGCTCACGGACATAACTTTCACGGGTGTAATTCGCTGCGGCATGTCTTATTTAGATGAGTATTTAGCAAACATTTTGTCTATTGCCTTAAGAATCATATCCACAGTAATCTCGGTCAGGCATGGCTTCGGGTTGGCTTTCGTTTTAGTACACCGTCCCCAATCGTAACATGGACCGCAATCCCAACATCCGTCGTCTCTGTGTTTTTGGACCAACTCAAACCCCTTATAATACCGGCCGTACACTTTTCCGTCGGCAAAAGTAAAGATACCAGTCAACGGTTTGCCCATACCACCCGCACAGTGAAAGGCTGCCGTGTCCACACTCACGACGTAATCCGCAGCCGCAATTACACCCATCCATTGTCTCAGTGAAAGATTGTAGAGACACGGTGCGTTCAATTTCGTGAAATGTTGAAGCGGGTTGTAATGTAATCCGACTACGCAATTACCCCGTTCCCACAACCCCTTTACCGTACCCTCGGTCTGATGGTATAGCAGGTTCTTGTTCTCCATTGAGGAGACGGGCGACATTAGCACAATCGGTCCTGGTCGGTCACGGTTTTCCTCCAACTTTGCCTTGCCCCAGGCAACCTCCTCGGGCGTCATGCGGATGTGCATATTGTGATTTGTCAGGTAAACACCACAATGCTGTGCCCAAATGTCACTTCGGTTTAAACCGGAATAGGGAAACATGCGAAGCTCGTATCGCCCACAGGCGGTGGTTGTGTTATACGATATGATGTACTGAAACCGATCCACCGTCGCCGAATCCAGTACCTTATCGATGAATGGGTGGTCGATCACGGCATCATGGTAGTTCCGCGGACAGGCAAAGTGTATTTCGGCATCCGGCATCACCCGCTTGAAATCCTCAAACATCATACGGTGCATGAAGATGTCACCTAACCCACCAACGTTTCGCTGAATCAGGATTTGGTTCCGCTTTTCAGCAAACTCTCCCAGGGATAAGATTCTTTGTAACTTATCCGGCTTGCGATTCTCCACCCGTCGAGTCACAATCTTCATTAAAATACTTCCTCTGACCAATTTAAGTCGATAGACATATTACCACCCCTTGTCGATAGACATATTACCACCCCTTGTCAACTGCCCCGCCGCTAAAGACGACATGGTTTTAGTTCTAATCAACAGCCCGCCCTGAACAGGTCTTACGCCAAAACAAACGGCTACCCACTCTATTCCAGAGATTAATATTATCATCTCATAAACTAAAATGTTCCTAGATGAGTTATAATCAAGCTGGTTCGTTCATTAACAATTTCAACAACACTACTTCTTACAACCGTTCGGCAAATCTTTACTAAGTTTTTTGTTATCATTTAACTTCTTGGCAACTTGCGGTCGGTCTTCTGCAATGTGTTCTAGCGTGTTCTCGATGGAAGTTAGATGGCGGCTCTCATCCCACTACCCTAAAGAGGTTAGCCCTGTTTGGTTGTTCGTTCCTTACGCAGGGCTAACTTTTCTCATTAAGAGAAAAGTAGTGGTTTTCTCGCCGCCTATGGTATAAAAGAAAAAACCCGCCATTTCTGGCGGGTACTGTTTTTTGTTAAGCAGTTTTAGCTCTTAGCGATGCTGCGAACCGAGCCGAGGATGCTTGCCGTAGTCGTGTTTGCGGCTGACTTGAGACGGAGCATAGTAATCGACAAGTCGCCGCTGTTGAAAACCTGAGTCTCGCCAGCAGCCAGAGTGAAGATAACATTGGTATCGCCGTTGAGTTCGCCGACGAGTCCGTTCGTGTTGCCGGTGTTCGTGACTTGAAGGAAAAGAGCCGGACCACCATAAGTGTCCACGAAGTCGATGGTGTTCGCGGGCGTGTAAGACGTAGACAAAGAGTAGGTTCCGCCGACAGCGAACGTGTTTTCAGCCGGAATGTTTGAATAAACCGAACCGTCGTCGCTCACAACTTCGATGAAAGCGGCTTCTTGTCCAATAACTTCGGCGGTAAACTGTTTCCAATAGTTGTTATCGGTGAAGGTTTCACCGTCACGCAGTTTCCGGTACTTGCGTCCCGGACCAGCAACATAAATGCTACGCTGGTTCGACGTAGTAAAAGGAACACCCGTGGTCGGATCGATATCCAGAAGACCCTGGCCTACGTTGTTCAACTTAACCTTGAATACTGACATATTATTTATCCCCTAAGATTGTTAGGTACTTTGCCCGTCTTCGATTTTATATATCCTGCCATTTCTAAAATATCCGTATCGAGAAACAACTTTTTGTAAAATTCCGTCCCGACACCATTATTAACCAACGCCGTCTTTATCCCGGCAAACCCGGCACGATACATTTCATAACATTCAACCCCCAAGACGTATCCGGCGTTGTCTACCGGAACATCTAACTCAGGAGTGAAACCCATCTCTTTCGACTTGAGCATCAGCCATTCCGTTTCCTGAGTATTCAGATTGTTCGTCGGGAAGTTACCTTTAGTCAAAATCACAGCCCGTGTTGTTCGTACAGGAGTCGCAATCGGTACCGGTGATATAGTTAGACCGCTCTGTATCAGAAATGTTTCAATAGGATGACCGTTCCCGTCGTACACAATCTCTTTGACGTAGACGAGTTCTTCTTTCTTCTGCTTGAGCAAAGAGATCGGGAATGATCGGGGGTGTGTAAGAATTGGCAGATATTCGTCACGGCAGCAGAGATAAATATTGATGCCGGGGTACAATACTTCTAACTTGGGCACGAAATAGTTCAACAACAACAAGTATTCGTTACACAATCCCAGATAAGCCACGCAGTAGTTGTCTTTGATCTTGGCGTATTTCGTAAACGGTATCATATGAATGAACAAGAAAAAGCGGCACTCGCCGCCGTAACCGTGAAGGACTTTTTCCAGCAGTTCGGCGAACCAGGTGGGAAGTACACCTTCGAATTACTTTCTATACTACTAGAGGAGTTGTTTAATGCGAAAGTTGTATCTCTACTTGGCGAGCCGGTCGAAACAAGGGGCGAAAATAGTGACAACCTTCAAACTAGACACGGACAAGGAAGTGAACTCGCCGCTGACGAGTCTGGAGGAATTAGGACTCCCGCCACAATGGAAGATGGCAGTGGGCAAAATCTTGAATGACAACAAAATGTTGTACGAGCCACGCCTAGAAACGGCCAATTCATACGCCGAACTTCGACAGAAGTTAAAAGACCGTGGTTTTACTAATCTACCAATGGGGGAAATCCCCATGATCCATTTCACCAACATCCACAAAGCCCCGAAAGCAAATACAAGTGGTTGTAAGGTAGTGAAAACAATGCTCAGAAAGAAAGAATCGTAATGGACATCCTCATCAACCGAATGGGTTCGACCGGCGACGTTTTTGTAGCCGCCGCCGTCTGCCCTGCTCTCAAGAAGAAGTACCCGGACTGCCGCATCTACTTTGCTACAGAGTGCCCCCACTCCCTCCACGGCAACCCGTTCGTAGATTTCATTATCAAACCCGACCCGCAACGGCAGTTCGATCTGGTCATCAACCTGGATGCCGCCTACGAGGCACGCCAAAATGAGAACTTCTTGAAGTGCTACGCCGAGAAGGCCGGAATTCCGGTCGAGGATTGCAAACTGTTTGTGAAGAACGACCCGGTGAATAAGCCGGAAGTTCAGAATTACGTCGTCATCCATGCCGGTGTGTCCGAAGGCTGGGTCGGGCGAGCTTGGGGTAAAAATGAGTGGCGAGAACTGGCACTGCGATTGTATAACGCAGGTTACCAGATCGTATGCGTGGGTGGCAAAAAAGACAATTTCGTCCCGAGTCACGTTGATGTGAGGAATAAAACGACCGTCGGCGAATTGGCGACTATCATTAAAGATGCGAAAGCGTTCGTGGGGGTAGACTCGTTCCCGTTCCACGTTGCACAGGCGGTCGAAACACCGGCGGTGGTGTTCTTCGGCAGTGTGTCCCCGAACACTCGGGTGTTTAATGATAATGTGGTTGCAGTGACGGCAAAAGGATTACCTTGCCTTGGCTGTCACAGCCGAAAGACAGGACTAACGTATTGTACGGATATTTGTGAAACCGGCGATCAGGCTTGCGTCAGCCGAGTTTCGGTAGACGACATGTGGGAGGCGCTACTCCTCGTCCTTAACAAGTCGGACGCAGAAGCGGGGCAGGTAAAAACAACCCGAATCAACCTCAATTAAGAGTTCTTTACCCTTCGTGTCAACGATCACGCCGCCTTCCTCAATGAGTTCATGAACCATTTGTTCCGCATCGCCGTCATCGGCGTGAGCCTTCTCAAGCAACTTCTTCACCCCCACCTTTGGGATCACATTCATGCCGATGAAACCTTCCACCTTCAAAGCAATAGGCTTTTCAATGTTAAAGAACTCAGACATATCTTTCTGCTTGGACAGCCAGTTCTTGAAATCGTATAACGAAAACGATGGTCGTTCTATACTCATTAATTTCTCCGAAGAATGCACCAGTGTAAGCACTGCATTCGTTCAGCCCCGCACAGTACATCCTTTAGGCGTCTTCATCTTCATCCGCAAAGAATGCCAATGCCTGTTCGTCTTGGGTTATATATGTAGCATACTTGTTTTCTGGTCCGTCTGAGTAATTTGCGGCCTTTGGCGTTCCGGTCTTTTTCTTAGTAAACCAGTACAAATTGGCATCAATCAAATCGTGAGCGATCAACTGTTGAGGATAGGTATAAAGTCCGTTCATTAGCCCTTCGGCTCCGTCTTTCTTCTCGCTAAACGACTCGTCACAACTAACAAGCATAATCTTCTGGGCATGCATCCGATAAGCGAGGCAAATCGCCGCACACACCGGGTTACGGTAGTCGTCAATGTAATAAAGGCTATCCCCCTTTTGTCCGAACCCTACTTCGAGAACTGGCTCATACACATATGTCGTTCCTTTATAATCTTTCAAGAACTTCGGATTGGTCCGTATGGACGCCACACACGCCGGATAGTATTTGGACTTTCTCGGTAAGAAAGTCATCACCTCCGAGTACGGGTTGTTCACCACATACAGATTCACCGCCTTCTTAAACCCAAACTGGCGCCACTTCGTTAACACATGGTTAACGGCGAAGATCGCCACATCTTCGGGCAGGCTGTTGATAAAGTCTACCCGTTTAGCAAACGAGTAGCCATCAGAGATGACGACCACTTTCGGGAAAACCAACTTCTCATCACAAATGTTACCAATGTTCAAAGCCCGGTTCTCGAACTCATTCTGAACCATCAACGCCTTATCGGCAGGGCGAATCAAGGTGTTCGGCGTCACCGGTATAGAGTTGGGTTTAGTGAAATCACGCACCCACACGCCCCCGGCACGGATGAAGTGATTGTGAGTCTTTTCGTCTTTTCTAATTCTCATAGTGTAATAGTTTATCCCCCCTTCGTGAATGGTTAACTAGCTCTGTCAACCATCAGCACGTCGGCAATCGTGTTAGTGCCTTCAAGGCGGCTGGCAAGTTCGTTACGAGCCAAAACCATGTCCAAATCATAGAGTCGCATAATCGACATCAATCGATTAATGTAGTTAACAGCCTTAATCTTCTCTGCCAATTGCAGGTCTACTCTTCTTTGGAACCGAAAACACCTAAATCATAGATACTGACAGGCAAAGCCAACGAAACCGCCTGCCAGCCTTTTAAGGCAGGGGATGAAAGCGATGGGTTAAAAAACGTCTCGCCCCCCCTTGATAGTTAACTAAATGAAACTGATTTTGTATCGCAACGAAAACCAAATTATGATATAATACAAATTATCTCTAAAAAGGCAAACTATTCAAAAAAACTTAAAAAAGTAAGTCCTGTGGACTTGGGAAAAACACTCTTGAGGCGGCTAAAGAGGTGACCGAGATTGAGAAAGAAAGTCACTGCCATTTAGGGGAGTGACAGTTCACTTCACACAGGGTATGATTCGGACGCATTGTGCGTCTTCGCCTTCCGCCGCTGCGATCATCTTATCCATTGTAATCTTCAGTTCGAGTGGGGCGCCCTTGTAAACCAGCTCAATCTTCGGCATATCTTCTTCCTTCGGGAAAAGGATCGGGATGCCTTCCGGGAAGCCCACAACCGTCAGGGATTCCGGGATACCAGTGACCGGCAATGAGGTCGGTACGCCCGATGCGTCCAAGATGATCTTACTCGGAATGGGCTGAACCATCTCGACCAAAATCTTCTCGGGGATTGGTGTCTCTGTTCGCAACACGATCTCATGCGGCACGTCCTTGTTCACCAAATCAATCTGGCGAGGAACGTCACGGTTTACCAACTCGATTTGGTCTGGCAAAGGGACTTCCGGCCCGTGAATACTAATCACTTCAGGCAACGGCTTATCCGGGCCGAAGATGCGGATAATGTCTGGAAGGTTAACATCTTCGGTAACGAGTTTTATCGTTTTTGGCACGTCCGTGGCGTCAACCTTAATGTCCGGGATTTCGTCCGGCATGATGACTCGAATTTCTTCAGGTATGCCAACGGTTTCATATTCAACCTTCAGTTGTTCGGACGCCTGAAACAAGTCGGCGAATTCTTCACCGAACTCGTTCTGAACGCCCTGAGCCATCAACTGCGGCTTTACAACCGGGCGAACCATTGTCATCTGCATGGTCATTTCCGGCATGTTGCTCCAGTCGATCTCGAACTTCGGCAACTCACCGTAATCAATGCCCATCGCAATACTAGACTGAGCCACGATAACAATAGTCGGCGGGATTGGTGGGTCAATAACAATCGTCGGCGGAACGTCCACGAAAATGATCGACGGCAGACTGAACCCACCCTCAATCGTAACCGTGCTGTGAAGAATCTGGACCGGGTTGTCCGGGCCTTCAATCACCACGTTCGATACCAACTGAATGTCCGGTCCGATGATGACCGACGGCAACGGACCGACCTGACCTTCTAGCGACAGACACGGGAAAACTAACGGCGGTAGGTTAATGTTCGGTTCGGGAACCTCACATGGCACGAACGTAAAGTCAGGCACGTCCGGGACAGCCGGAATCGGAATGTCGAACACGTCTTCAATAACGGCAGGCGGCTCACTCGGGTTCTCACGTTCAACTGGCGTCACGATGATCTGGCACTTGTCGTTAGACAGCGTAACAACAGGGTCAATCGTGGCGTTAAGAGCGTAGCGATGGCTACCGGACAGAGCCGTCGTCGTGAACTCCCCATCGCCAAAATCTAATCGGAACGAATTGGCAGTTGTCGGCTGTGTGAGTTCGACAACGTAGTTGGCAAGGATACCAGTTTCCTTATCGTTCTCTACGATGTTGAACGTAAAATTAACATCCGGACAGGCGTAATCATCAAAAATGATCGCTAACGACTGAAGGTTGCGGATGCGCCAGTCGAGAGTTTCTTGACGGGGGTCGAAGTTAAACCCTACAAAGTTTTCAACTTTCAAGATGGCATCAACCAACTGATTATGATGTTCGGCAATGACATAAGACCGAACCCAAGTGCCACGGGGGTTGAACTTTGATTTACCAGACAAGGCACGAGCACAGCCCTTGAGCTTGTTTACCTTGCCGTTAGAGTCCTTACCCACAGAGTCGTAATAGAACAACTCACCGTCAATGTTCCCAAACCCGTTGTCGGCCCAGATTTCCGGCTTGTCAGACGCCACGGGCAGGATTTCAATAGTTTCCGCCCAGGCGGGATTGTCTGCGCACAACTTCGTTTCCGTGGTGTTATACACCAGGAACAACGTGTAGTCCGAGTCAACCGCATTCGGGTAAGCAGGAATAGGCGGAAATGGCATTATTTATTCATCTCCGAATTATTATATAATTTTTCATTAGCAGTTTAATATTATTCAGATTTAATATACGCCCATAATCCATTGTTCGCCACTCGGTCTTGTGCCCAGGGCGGTAAATGTAAGTTCTGTTTCAGAGAACTTCAAGAACACGTTCTCACTGTAGTCGAAGCTCAGATACGCCCGCTTGTCCCCGTCAGAGGTACACAGCAGCGTATTCGATATATTATCGTATCCCGAAACGCCGTTATCTTGTAACGCCCGATACGCCACGGAATTGAACCCAGGACCGCCTGTGCTCCACGTCTGCGTCGAATCACTGAACGCCGAAATGGACCCGGAGTTGTTAAAAAAGTATACGCCCTGACTCAAGTTTGACAACTGCCCTTCGGTCTTGGTCGGGCCCTGCATATCCGTCAACTTACGGATCGTCTGGAACGGGTTGCCTACAGTCCCTTCCGTCCGATAAAAACTCTTGATGCGGAAGAAAGGTCCGATACCCGAGTTTCTGGTAATGTAACCCGTGTTGTCTTTCCATGCCGTCCGATATACACTAAAGTTACCGTAAATACTGTTGCCACTGTTGTCAAAAGAAGCCACGTTACTCAACAACTCTTGGGCACCGTTACTAAAGTTACTCACTGTCAACGTTTCGTTAGTGGGTGTCAAGAACGTCAAATTCAGAACGGTTTTCGTCGGGTTGGTTGGTGAAGTCGAAGGCATCGGGGGCGTTGTCGGGGAGCCAAATACAAAGAACGTGATTCCGGCGGAATTGAAAGTTGCCCAATTCCACGGGCGACTGATCTCGGGTCGGGTAATGTAAGTGTCGATAAACCCGGTGTATTCGACAAATCGAATTTCTTCAGCACCAATCGGGTCGTATTCCGACCGACCGGAAGCCCAATACAGCAACACCGAACCGCCACGCCCCGATTCCAACGTACCACGAGGGGCGAAGCCGGTATTTCTTTTGAATTCACGTTTCTGTTGTGAGGCTGAAGGCACATTGTTCAAGAAGCTGTCATCCCGCAGCACGATTTGTGACGAGTTACTGTTGAGCTTGAAAGTTTCACTAATTAAGCCGTACTCGTAAGCCCGGACGGTCACGCCAGTGTCGAATGTCCACAACCAAAGGTTTATGTTCTCCACCACGTCGATGCAGTTCTCGTAGGTAGTAATTCGATAAGCCCCAAAGTTTGTATCCACCCGCAGTTTCAAGTCGTACAACCCGCCAATGGAGTAAGACGCCTTCGTACTGGAAGCGTTCGGGTGGTTCAAGTCGTCCCCCAGACTCCAAGTGTAAGTCACAATCGGGTCAATTGGGGAACCATTACCGTCAAGTGGTTCCCCGCCAAAACTGATGCCCGGGGTAGACAGGTTCTCGCCGTCCGGAATGAACAAATTAATGATGGTGTTAATAGGTGCCCGCACCCGTGGGTTTACGGTGTATGGTCCGTTGACCGGCGTACCAGGAATGATCGTTTGCCCTTCGACATTCTGAAACTTGATAATCGCCGAATCGGGGGCCTTCACACGGGCTTTAATGAAGGCAGGGAAAGTACACGAATCCGTACCGAAATTGTTAGAAACGGTAAGCGTAACGTCAAAAATACCCGGTCGCAGATAAGTCTTCTTGATAGTTCCGCCGTCCATATCATAAACCAAAACGTTATCGGCGCCCTCTGGAACCACGGAGGTTTCACTGATGACACTGATGAACGAGATGTTACTGGTAGTGTTGTCTCCGAAGTCCCAGGAGATCGTCACCGGCCCGGACGTACCGTCGGCGCCCAAGCGAAAGCTCAAATCTTTGAACTCGATGTCAAGCGGGACAATGCCCGTCCGCTTGTCGGCGGTAAACCACGCCCGAGGGGTAAGTACAACTTTGCGTAAGAAGTTGACCCGACCTTCCATAGTAGGACCGAACGGCAAGTTGTCAGTAGTGCCTTTGACGCCAATAAATTCTTCGATAGCGATCAAAGCGTCTTTCAAAGCATTATGATGCTGAGCCATAACGTTTTGAGTGACATTCGTAATACGCTTGAGCTTTGGGACATCTACGAAAGTTGGTAACAGCTCAAGTCCGCTGATAATGCCAGTGGCTGTATCGATGTTCGAATAAAAAAACGATATGGCTCGCTTGTCGATATCGCTGCACTGCTCGGTAAGCGTAATGATACCCGTCGGCGGGAACCGGGACAGAATAAGAATATCGCCTTCAACCGTGATCTCGGTATCGCCAGGGTTATAATCTTCGGCAAGACGAACCCGTAAACCGTCGTGGACTTCGAACAGGTTAGTGTTCGTGTCAAACGCATTCGGGTAGTTACTCGCTGTGGGGATCGTCATTACAAAACCACCAATTCTTCAGACAAATTCACTTTCTTCAGCCGTCGGTTGCTGTAGATCAAAATCAGAGTCACGTTATACGATCCTGGTTTGTCGTAAATGTGAGTGATAGTATGGATATCCGGGTCGTTTTCGGTGTACTGAGTGCCATCGCCGAACACCCAATTTCGCTGAACGATGTCGCCGTCCGACTGATCGACGAAGACAAACGTTTTCGGCTCGGTCGGGTTCCCGCCGTCAGTCAATGCCGAAGCCGTCTCCACCGAGTAGGGATTTAACAACGAATCAACGTAGATGAACGGAATGTTCTCATCTTTGTCCACGGTAATGTAGCCGACCTTCGTCGCCACGCCCTGTGCCCCCGTCGAAGTGATAATGTTTAACTTAACGGTATACACACCCTCTTGCATATAGGTGTGGATCGGATTCTTCTCCAGGGAAGTGCCGCCGTCGCCGAAATCCCACAAATTACGGATAACGTGACCCGTCGTGAAGTTTTGAAATCGGACTTGATGCGGTGGCGCCCCTTTCGTCGGAAAAGCCCGGAACAGAGGTTTCGGGGTGAGGAAACGCACCTCCTGTTGTTTCAGAATACCGTTGAGCGAATTCGGATCGGGGTTTTCCTTCGTGCCCAGGTTTACTTCAATGTTAATGATAGCGTCTTTGATAGCGTTGTGGTGTTCGGCCACAACGCTGTTCGTAATATAAGCCTGTCCCGGTCGCCATACGCCCTGCTTCGACCCGGCAAACCCTCGCTTCAACTGCTGGAAGGTATTGCCGGTTTTCTTTTTATAAGATATCAACTCAAAGTTACCCTCGCCTTCGCTGGCTAACCCAATGCGGATGATGCCCTGACTGGGAAAACTGCTGGTATCGTCCACAACAACGATTTGCCCGTTGTAGGAAAGAGTTTGCTTCAATGCAGTCTTGGAGTTGTTCGTAGCAGTGTACAGAATATCCTTGTTGTCCAGAGCGGACGGAAACACGGACAAGTCTCCCGTTTCATAACCGTCATCAAGAGAAGATATTCTGTCGCTTACCATTACTTACCACCTTGTTTTCTCAGTGAAGCCTTGTGTTGACCCGTCTGCTTGTCGGACGCCAGGGCTAACTGGCGATCACGGTCTTCGATCATTTGTTTCTGAACTTTGTTGAGGATTTCGACCATTTGCTTCTTGACCGGTGACGTGTCTTCGAGAGCCAAAATGGTTTTGACAAAATCACTGTCTAGCGGGTTACGGAGGATTAGACGAAGATTGAGTTCTTCGGTAAGCTTTTCGTTCCAGTATTCCTGCTGTGCCTGCACGTCGTCCAAAGGCTTCATGGCTTGAACCTTGCTCAACGATTCATGGGCGTTGTAAAGGTACGCCATTTCTTCCAATAGGTATTTAGATTTGTTCCTCAGTGTTTCCACAGTTCTTTCCAAGGAAGCTCGTTCCCGGTCTATTTTCCTTAACTTCACCTGCCTTTCTCTATTGTCTAGCTCATCCGGCTCAAAACCTTGCTGGACGGTTCGCAGCCTCTCAGTTGCAATGTTCAGCAATTCAATGTTATCCTGGGTATCGGCGATCTGGTCGTGTAAGGCCAACAAAGAATCCGTTCGGGAGCGGAGTTCACGGGTGATCTGCCACAACTGACCTTGTACCGTGCACTCCTTGCCGATAATGAAGTTTTTCATCTGAAAAAAAGTGTGCCGCTCGGGTATCTCAACTTTAGCCAAGAGTTCCTGAACGTTCTCGAACAACTTCTGGGGGTCTACACTTGACATATCTTCCTCTTTTCGGTACTGTGATTATGAAAGTTAAGGAAAACTAGAAATGTCATTGTTTACAGAAGAAAAGAAAAGTTATTTGACCGGACAGCGTGTTTACCTGTCCGGGCCGATTGAGCACGACACGTCCGACCACAACTGGCGGACCGAGCCGAAAAAGGTTCTGACCGAGCGATTCGGCCTCGATCTATTCGACCCGTTCGATGACCCGAAGCAACAATGGGTACCTGCACTCACTAAAGCCAAGGCTGAAAAGGATTTCAACACGATGCAACAGATTGCCCGCCAGTTCGTAAAGAAAGACCTTAAGATGGTTGATCGGGCCGACATCGTGATCTCGTACCTTCCTTGGAAGGTGCCTACGACCGGCACACACCATGAGGTCATCAACAGCAATAACCAGAAGAAGCCGACACTCCTGATGTGCCCGCAGGGAAAGGAATACATTCCGATATGGTACTACGGGTTCATCCCCTTGGACTTCATGTTCGGGTCTTGGAACGAACTGTATAACTATCTGGACGAAGTTAATGAAGGAAAACACAAAGAGAATGACCGCTGGTTGTTCACTTACGGCTTGATTTAGAAGCCGTTATTGAACCAATCTACCGGCCCATCAGAGTCTCTGCCGCAATCCGGGTTCTCCCCAGGTCTTCCAACCTGTTTCTAATCCCCGTATCGGGATTAGCCTGGGTCCGTGATTGTTGACTTCTGATGGGCCGGATAATTTGGAGTCCACAACCTGTGTGAACTACCCCACCGCTAAAGGGCAGCAGTTTCCTGTTTCAGCCTCGGTCGCTTTTTTAGCCACTTCAAGGGCGAATTAATTCACGAACCCACGGTCCTTACTTCCCCACATTTCATGGGCAGTTTGTCCATTTCGAAGAAATTTATATCGCATCACAACTCGATTTTCAGATATAGGACTGGCATTTAACACACCCTCATTCCCACAATACCCTTAAAGATCGCACCCTTCTCGATGGCCTCAATAGCCCAAAACAGCTTCGCCATCTCAATATCGCTTACCCCTGCCCTCTGCATCGCCCCGGTAGGAAAATCCCCAGCGTCCTCGAACATCTTACGGTGCAAGACAATACCGTTCATCGAGCCGTCAACAAAGTTGCACTTAAAGTCAACCACCGGGAACAGTACGTCTCGGTCGCTTTTGATGAATGTCTTGGCTTTATTGATAAGGTTAGTATTGAGCCAACTGCCTGAGAAGACGATAACATTCCATTCTGCGTCTGAGTGCTTCATCCCAACATTGATTAGGCTGGTAATCGTGTTACTAGCCTTAACGGTATTACAAATACCAATCATCTCAGACAATTCGCCTTTCTGCACATCGTCGCCGACGGCACAAACATAAGAACACTCCGGGAAGTTGCTCTTAATCGAATTGACGGTATTATTCAATCCACCGAGGTTGCGTTCCGGGCACAGGATTACGAACCCGAACTCAGGACGCACGGTCTCTGTATTCTTTTTAGATGTACGAAATGTCATAGTCAATTCTTACTACATCATCTTCAGAAACGGCAGTTGAAAGGGAAAATAAGCCGTTCTCGAAATCGGACGTATAGGTCATCAGCGTCCAGGGGTCGTTCACCAAAGCACCTGGGACGTAGATAGAAGTCGTGGCAGATAAACGCACGCCATTAATGTAGACACGCAAGGTACCCTCAACAAACGGCGTACCAGCTGTGTTTACCTTGTAGTTAATGTAGTCCGGTTCGTTGAGATCAACGGGAACTGGTTCCTGATCGTAGTAGTGCCGGTGAGCGGCTTCGACCGGGAACGTCAGATTTGCACTGATCTTGTTCGGGGACTCGACACTCCACGTTACCGTGTTGCTCGGCACGAGTCTCGCCGGACCATTATCTAATGTTACGACATCAACCCCGTTCTCGTCAAGCTGAATTTCCAAAGAAGTGTTAGTTGCCTCATCAGCCACCAACGCCAGCTTATCCGACTCGGACCGCAACATCCGAACATAATCTACAGTGTCTTCGTGTTCTTCAATACTGTGAAGTGCCTCGTCAACGGCAGCCTTTTTCAAACTGCCGTTGGCATTGATCGACTGATTGAGCCGATTCGCTATGCTCCCTTGTGTGCCAATCGCGTCCCGAATCTGCTCGATTACATTATCTAACGACAGATTAATGAGATTCTGTCGCCGCAAAATATTCTTTAACGGAATGTTGTCAAACTCAAAGTGGTACGGATCAGTCGGGTTATACAGCGGGACTGTGATTAGCTCAATACGAGGCATTCTTCACCTTTTACTCGATGGCGGGAGCCTTCACTACATGCACTTTGGCAACTTCTACCGGTCGGTAGGCTTCACCAAGTTTGGACAGCGGCTCTCCTTCTTGGATATTTATTTCTCTCGGGGCATGTTCTGAAATCAAACGCATAATTAGGTGCCGCCCACTTTCGTGTTCCTTACAAGCCACAATGGTTGCATAACCCCGTAAACCAAAGGCTTCCTCCAGTTTGTCAAACCCAATCATTACATGCGAGATGTCCATATTCATTCCTTTTTATTGTTTATTTTTTAATATAGAAACTGTTGCCTGATCGCGCCCAACTTCTCTGGCAATTTCCTTCTGCGTCTTTGCCGTATTCAATAATTCGCTATTGTTTCTCAACACTGAGTCGCAGTCTCTTAGGAGTGTATGTATTACCAGTCACGTCGCCCCACCGTAATAGAGACTTCCTGCTCGCATTTAAATGAAATTTTTAAGAATACGAAATGTGCCAATTCCAAGTGATTTGCATTTCCTCGGTCTTACTCAAATCTGGGAACGTCACCATGCTGTACAGGTCACCGGTTGCCATCTGCAAAGCCATCTCGTTCAGGACGACTCCAACCGCCTCGTCGAACGTGATTACCGAGGTAAAGATGACTTGCGTCGGAACGTTAATGTCGATGTTCGCAATTACCGGCTTTGACAACCGGGTCACGCCAAACAAACCGTTTCGGTTGGCGTTGACAAACTTTTTCACGCCGTTGAACGTCCCGCCATCCCCAAACATCATTCGGGTCACATAGAACTGGAAGGCGTTCCCAACCTGATTAGCAAGCCCCAGGGCTAAGGCACGACGCCCGCCACGCAAAATCGTGTTGGGGAAGTCGAACTTCTCACTCCGCCCATCTTTGTAATCAATAATGCCAAAAACGTGACCATATACATTTACTGTTGATTCGATTTTCATAGTTCTCCGGTGGACTTCTTACCACTCTTATACTCAATTGTATAACTTACCTTCTCATTCTGCTCGACCTTATCGAAGAACCCGTTCGGACGGGGCACCGGCTCTGCCTCGCCCGTAGCGAACGCTACCACTTCGGTGTCCTGGGTGACGGTCGAGAAGGTTTCCCGCACCACCGTATCACGCCCTCGCCGGTCGATGTTATCGAATAATAGAAAAGAAGTAGCCACAGGCGACTCAACAAAGTGGTGAATCGAGAAGTTGACAAGCGTGCCGCCGGCACCCAAGGTCATCCAGTCATTCGACGGTCCGTCCAGCGTGATGTCCGTGGCGTTAATGGCAACAATCTTGTAATAGTCGTCACCGATCTTCACTAAAAAGTTCTCTTTAAACTTGCTGTTATCGGTGATCTCGTCTTCGTTTTCCGTCCCGTTCTCGCCGTTCAAGATGCCTAACGATGTTTCATAATCAACCACCGTTTGCAATTTCAACCCGGCGTATCCGAAAAACCCAATCTCGTTCTCAACCAGACGACGCCTAATCTCAACCGTCGCCCCACTAACATCACCATCAACATAGTCTTCAATTATAAATTTCTGCTCGTCTAGTCCGCTCACCCGATACTCGAAATTGTTGTATATGAATTTATCATTAACACGCACGAATTCTCGAATATCCAAAATGGCGTTATCGTTCAAATCCACCCGGCCGAACCTCTCAACACTCAGGTTGCCGTCTATCGCACTGCCCCGCGTTACGCCCGTGTCGTCTAGTAACTCAAAATTAATGCCCGAAGTTACGGTAGTCGGAAGTGTTCGTCCTGGGTCGGCCAGTATCAGGACACCTTCGACAATTTCTTTAATTTCATACGGCGTGGCGTCGTAAGCGGGAATTGAAACCTTCCATGACCCGCCAGCGTAATCCGGTGTGTTTTCCACGTCCCAAAGCGTCTTGACGCCAAGTGATACAAAATCAACCGATTCAGACGTAAAACTAAATTTGTCGTCCTGTGTTATAATAGTCTGACTATTTTCATAAGTGATATTAGACAAATGGAACGTGAACATGGACTCGTTGACCGGCTCACTCACGCCACCATTTACCGTCGCCGTCTCCATAATCGGATTGCTAATCGTGTAAGCCCCAGAGTTGATCGAAGGCGAAAGTACCTCGAAGACATGGTTAGCTAAGTCCAAACCGATCTTCTGAAGATTCACATTCGGCGTCACCACCGCAATTCTCGGGTTATACCCGATACCCGTCGTTGCACTGACGACAAGCGTGTTTTGTGCCAGAGCATCACGAGCCACACCGAGCGTGGACAGATTCCACCCGTCCGGCATGATGCGGGTGAAGAACAGGTTCGAGTTGCCCGACAGCACAATATCCGTAACACGATAGGTAACAAGACATTCAATATTTTCTACCGGCGGCGGCACGAACTCGTTAACCGAACCATAAAAGTTTATTCGGTGAACCTGAGCGTGGAAAGGTGTGTATTCCCGAATGATGTCACGGACTTCGCTCAACCGGTCATCGCTCAACGATTCCACCGATACGTCAATGTTAAATTTACTGCTGATACACGACCCGCACGGGTCGGTAAACGCCTTGTCAATCAAACACGGGTCGCCGGTCTCTCGGGTCGAACCGTTATATTCTTCCATGTTATAAACATTTTCTGAGTACGGGAACTCTGTACGAACCCAACCGAACACCAACGCCTCATGGAACGGGTGCCGCACAGGAACAACCACGCCAAACAACGGGTCATCTTCTTCAATTACGCGGACATTCCAATTCTTCGGCGGGAACTCCTGATCAGCCTCGTCCCGCTCGTCGGCCAAATCCAGAGATCGGATATAGTTCTCAATAGGCTGCTGTCCAATAGGCAGTTCTTTGTACTTGTACAGAATCTTGATAATATCGCCTTCAAACAGGCTGATTGGGTTGGACGAAAGTTCGTCCCCGACCCAAATCATCCGGGTGGCAAAATTACAATCGGTATCTTCGAAAATGACACAATCGCTCAAAACCTCTTGGTACACCCCGTCGCCCTGGCGACGAACCCATAAGCCAAAATTGTCTGGGTCAACAGGCAACGCCCTTTTACTCAGAGTGAATACCGGACTGTCTTTCACCCGGAACGACTCCACCCAAGTGTATTGCGAAACCACTTGCCAGAGTTGAGTCAGTTTTTCAAGCTTCATACCAGCCTGAGCGAACGCCTCCTGCAAACCCCGAATTGTCCCCTTCTTCTTAAACAGGGTGATCGCATTTTTGATCTGACGCCGCCACAGGGTCGGGTCGTCGGACTTCAACTTGAGGCTGAACAGGTTCGACAAATAGACTAACAGACTCTCATGAAGGGCATTGGCGTCATAAAGGTCGATGACCTGGTTAGCCAAATCTTCCAGATACTTAAAGCCCTTTGCTACCGCCCGATTGAGCTTATAGGTAGTCTCGGGCGTGATGTCTTTGTCCGCCAGATAATTCTTGTACACTTCTGGCAGGTAGCGTTCTAACAAAACTTCATATTTCTCTTCCGGCGTGATGTGGGACGGGATGGTGGTGACAGCCCGAGGGTCGCCCAACATCGAAAATGACTCGTGTGCGGAAAGGCTGTCACCGGCTGGCAGTGGTGTCCATGTCCAACAGATAAAATAGTCACCCTCCCGCACAGAACCGTTGGGCATCCACTTGAACCGGAACCGACCGAACTGAGGGTTCCCATCCTCATCTTCAGTAACATGTTCAATTTGTGAATTGTCCTCGTCGGACGAAAGCCAAGCCGGGTTAAGTGAAGTCCCAACAGTTTTTACCGGCACGGCGTCCTTGAAGAAAAACTGGTTCCGTTGGGCTTTCGACTCCAATTCATTTCTTAACTGCTGAGCGGCAAAAATGTTCGCCGGGGTAGGTGAGGCACACGCCAACTGCTCAGCCGCTAGAGTCTGAGCGAGCAACGTGTCGTTGTATTTTACCTTTTCGTATTCGCCAAAATTGTTGCCAAGAAAGTTACGCTCGACGTAATAGACTACTAACCGATCCACCTTATAAGGGTCAGTAGTTAGACAGCCCGAGGCGTCGGGTGTCGTAATGTCGAAAACAACCGTGTCAGTTACTCTCGGGTTATCATTGTATTTCTTCTCAGCCATTATTACTCGTAGATAAAGTTAATTTCGACCACCTGCGGACGAATAATCTGATAAAAATGAGCAACCACCAACTGCCCAGAGTTGTCTTCGTTATCTGTCACGAGGTTAACGTCCGCCGTCCTGACTTCTTTAATATCGGACACTTCTCTCACGATATCAATAGACTTTAGTGATTGACCATAGTCCCAATTGTTCAGTGAGAAGAACATCACCAGCCGGTTCGTCACCCGCTGCTTAAACTCGTCCTCAAATTTTTTATAGAACTTGTCCATCGTCAGGTCGATTTGTATATCAACTTCGATGACCGACCCGTCTTTTATACAGACATAATCAGTAAACATCTTGACTTCATTAAGGGCGTCACCCAACGCACGCTTAAGCTCGTTCCCCGCCTCAACCAGTTGGTCTTCTTCCGACCGAGCCAGGATATAAATGTCAACAATGTTCGCCGCACACCCGTAGTTTCTTAACACCGCCGTCGCCTTGCCAACCTGTCCGTTGTACGGCGTCACAAACTGGTTAGCGAACGTCTGATAATCATCCCCGGTCACACAGCGGTTCTGAGTTCGAAGATATGGCGGAAGTTTTCTCTTAATGTCCTCGATGCCGTCACCGGCGTATCCGAACTCACCCTTAGTATAGTTTCGGAACGTCACGGGGACTCGGAAATCGAACCCCGACAATATAAAGTTTCTCTGCAATTCCACCGATCCGGTCACGATGTTACCGGCCACACCACCGCCCGTCCGGTAAAGAATTCGAATATCAGAGTTGTTAGACGGGATCATGCCCGCACGGTTGTTCCCAAACAAAATGAATGCGTTGTAATCAGGGTCGTATTCCACCCGGAACTCACGCCGGGGCTGAGAATCTGTGAAGTAGTCTACCTGCTCCCACGGAACGCCGTCAACGTACACCCGGATCGAGTTCCAAATCACCGGACCATAGGCCAACTGATAAAACTGGTTAATCGACCCGTCCCCCTGCTCAAACTGCTCACGAGTCTGCCCCTCAACACCCACAATGGATGTGTTAATGAAATTACCAGCCGGAATAATAATCGGCTCATTGAAGATCGGATTGTTGTTGTTATCGGCTGCGAAAAGTTCGATGGTACGAGAACCAGCCTCGGTCGTAATGTCAATGGACACTGGCACGTCAATAATCAGGTCAGTTTCGAGAACTTGGTTGGAAGTGGCAGACCATAAACTTCGAGCCGCAATCGGAGGAGTCGGTTTGAAGCCGACAAGCTGCGATAACCGAAAAGCGTTGTCGGCTTCACTAACAGTATCAATAAAAATCTCATTTGCAATCTGGTCAATCTTGAAAGAAAGCGTGTCGGCAATATACGCCCAGTTTTCGATCAACATGATGGCAATCGAAGACTCAACGAAGTCGTTGAAGTCATCCGCAAACTTTTCTTTGATGTAATCAACAAGGCGTGCCTTCATAGACCAGAAATCCTGGTTGGTGTAATTGATCGACACCAAATTCGGATTTTTGATTAACCTACTCTGATCGTAAGGTACGACTACTACCGGACATCCTGCTTGCATTAGGCGCTCCCTAGTGGCACTTCGAGTTTCAATTCCTGCACTTCCGTAATGTTCTCTGGGTCGTAGAATAAAATCTTAATCGACAAGACATGTGGCGTATCTTCACGAGGGTCGTCCGGGGCAAGGTCATCAATATCGACGACCGAACTCACCTGGACCTGTTGCAGAACAACCCGTGGCTCCCATTTATTAATAGCTTCGACGATCATGTTCCGGGCCTGAATCTCCAACCCGACATCATTTGGCTCAAATATCAGTTTCCGCAACGGCACCCCGAAGTCGGCCAACATTACCCGCTCCCCAGGGTTGGTGAGCAAAAGTTGAAGCATGTCAGCCTTAATCTGGTCAACACCATTCTTCTGTGCCATAATACCCCGAGGCGTCTTCATCAACGGGTACTGGCACCCGATAAATTTAGGTTTAGTTATCATAAGTCCGGTCCTCCAGTAAAGTTAATGTTAGTTAAACCGCTGCCAATATTAACGTTACCGTTGCCGGTATCAATGTTCTGCGACTTCTCGTCGTCTTCCTTACAACCCTTACTTGATCCGGCACCAGAACATCCCTGAACAGGCGGACACGGGGGTGCCATGTAACCGGAGGCGAACACACGCTCGCTCATAGCCATCTCGGTCCAGTGAACAATGCCAGTAAGAGGGCAGATGACAGGGCACCGGCCGATAATGACCGGATAGAGGCAGGGTCCACAACACTTCTTGCCAGCGGTCGGCGGGCAATCCCGACCGGCCATCAGTAATATGTACTTCTCGGCAAAGAGAATATGTAAGTCACCAGCATACCGGAAGTCAGTTTCTTCCGTAGCCCGGATGTGTCGCTTGGAAACATATGTAAACTTGTCAGACGGGTTTTTTTCCTTATCTCCGACTAAAACGATGTCCATGTCATAAGTTTGCCGAATGGCGTGACCACCGGCCCGCAGAATAACAACACCAGGCTGTCCTTGTGGCCGACCCTGGAACCGTAAAAAGTGTG